AATAAGCCAATATTTTGTTGGTGAAAGTGAACTGGAAACGGCGCGAAATATTTTTAACTTCTTAAAGTCAAACGTACCTTATTACATTGAAAGTAATAACAACCAGACGTTAAGAAGCCCTAGCGCAATAGTTGCGCTACCAGGGGACTGTAAAAGTTACGCGCTGTTTGCAAATGGAGTGTTGGATAGTTTAAACCGTAAGGGTATTTTTCAGGTACCACTAGCGTTTAGATTTGCGGGATATAAAAATAATACCAGGGAGCCGCAGCACGTTTTCGCTGTTATGTACCCAGGAATAAAAAAGGAAATATGGATTGATCCAGTATTACCTAGATTTAATGAAAAAAGACAACCTAGTTTTTTTAAAGATAAAAAAATAAAAATGGCACTAATTGCTCTAAGCGGCGTCGGTTATACAGCAAGCGACAAACGCGCAGAAATGGAAGCGTATAGGGATAAACTGGTAAACGATCGCGATAGGCTTTTACAAGCTGGCGTAATTACCCCAGGATCTAGTAAAGAATTGCAATATAAAGTTGCAATTAACAAAGTAACTAATGCGCTTCGAGATTTACCAAGCGTTAACGGTATTGGTGAATTTGACTGGCAAAATGCGTTTAGTAGTTTAGTAACCGCGGCGCCAGATATTATTAGAGCTTCGCGTCCTGGTGGGCAAGATCAATTTCAACAATTTGATCAAGGCTTACCAAGTTTGCGTCCTGGACAACCAGAACAAAGACAGGGTATTAACACCAACACAATTTTGTTAATAGGTGGCGCGGCACTAGCAGCGTTTTTAATCTTTAAGAAAAAGTAATGTATTACGGTAATCAAAATAAAATTGGAGTAGTACCTATTGCGGCTGTTGTTACAACGGCTATAAAGGTATTGCCTGGTTTGATCCCTTTTTTTAGAGGTGCTTTTCAAAGCCCAGCTGGCGACGCCAGGGCTGTAATTAATGCAGTTAAGCAACAAATTACAAGCCAGGACGCCAGGACTAGATTAGGCACTGTAATAGCTGGAAGCCAGCAAAATTTTAGGGCCGCTGATGTGGACGTAAACGAAATGTTATTTTGGTACCGTCAAAATTACCCTAATGATTATATGGAATTATTGCCAGAAGATAAACTTTACTGGAATAGTTACCTAGATAATTACAGACAAAAGTTCTTAATGCAGCGTCCAGATTTGCAAAATAATTTTTTAAACAGATCTTATTTTACAAAGGAGCAAATTAACTATAAACCAGAAACACCAGGAACGCAAAAGGCTGGATTGAATATGTGGGTTACACTAGGAATTGTGGGCGCTGGTATTTTCGCACTATCAAAAATGAAAAAATAATGACCGCAGCACAAAAAGCAGCAAAGGCAAATTTTAAAAAAGCCATTGAGTACAGAAAAAAAACTGGCGTTTCTTTAAAAGAAGCGTTTGCGCACGTTTACGGTAAAAAGAAAGTAGGCGCGGCACCTAAAAAGAAAGCAGCAAAGAAGGCAGCACCTAAAAAGGCTGCTAAAAAAGTTGTAAAAAAAGTTGTAAAGAAGGCAGCACCTAAAAAAGCAGCAAAGAAAAAACATACAAAGTATGGCAAAGTAAAAGCACACGTTCGTAGAGTTGCTGGAATGAAAAAGCCTGAAAGCGTACACAAAGACACTAAGAGCCACAATGTTAATATCCGCGTAGTATCTGGAATTGGTAAAAATATCAAAATTGGATCAATGCCAGTTTATAGAGATAAAGAAGCAGCTAGGGAAATACAGTTATATGCTGATAATGACAGCCAATTATATTATCAAAGAAGAAAGCCAATTTTACAAAACCTATCAAAAAAATATTTAAAAGGTCAATACGATATTGATAAAGCAGCTAAATTATGGAGATACTATATTGACGCAGCTTTACAAAAATATCATAAAGAATTTGGCGGTAGAGGTAGTTGGAGTAACTTGTTAAGCGTACCAGATAGAAATTTATTAGCTATTGAATATGCAAAAGCAACAAAAGACGAATTTGATTTAGGTAATACTTATTAAAATGTACAAAATTTCTTTATATACTAAAAGAAAGGCAAAAGCGTTAAATGTAATTGTCTTACCTAGTGAAAAGAAAAACAAAAAAATAGATGTTTATGATGTTTACGGCAATTTATTAGCAAGTGTGGGTGATCCTAATTATTTAGATTATCCTAGCTTTTTAAGATATTGCGGTAAAAAGATAGCAGACGAAAAAAGAAAACTATATAAAATAAGGCACCAAAAAGATAGAACGGTTAAAGGATCCCCAGGATATTATGCCGATCAATTACTTTGGTAAATTAAATACTTCACAACAATTTAAAAACAAAAAAAATGCGTAGAAGAAAAGCAGCAAAAAAGTCAAGCAGACGTCGCAGAATGTCTGGTATTGGCAAAGTAGGCGGCGCAGCTACCAGCGTACTTTATACAGTAGCGGGAGCAGCAGCAGCACAATTAGTTGGTAAATTTTTACCAGCAGCAACAAATGATAAGATCAAAGCAGCAGTTCCAGTTGCAGTAGGTCTTTTCTTACCAAAATTTGTAAAAGGAGCAGCAGGCCAGGGCCTAGCAGCTGGTATGATCGCCGTGGGTGGTCTTAAACTTGTACAATCTTTTGGAGTGTTAAACGGTATCGGTGCGCTAGCTAGTGATGTAAATTACAAGTTACCAGCAGTTGCAGCATACTACAACCGCGAAGGATTAGTTGACAAAAGCTATATGACGCCGTCAATAGCTGGCCTGGACGAAGAAGGCTGTTAATTATTTTCTTTTCACCTTTATTAAAAAAATAAAACTTATAGCAAATGGCAACTCAAATGGGAAGCAGAATGGTTTTCGAAAATGCGAAAACCCTAGTGCGCAGTTTAGGTTACAGTGTTGAACACGCTAAATTGACGCAATCATATTTACGCAGTGAAGTAGCTTTAAGCACTTCTATTGCAAACTATCATATTCCAGTATTGGTTAATGACACTCAAAACGGTGCAAGCCGCGTAAACGAGAAGCGTTTAAACCTACAAGATATTTTTATTACTACTGAAATTGCAGTTGTAATTGGAGTAGGTGCTGCAACTGCAACAGCTGCAAAACTTTACACTTATCCAAACGCTACTGTATTTACTTCTGCAACTGACGATGATCTTTGGAGTATTTACAACGGTTATTTAAACCTAACTATCAACAATGAGCAAGTGTTACCAGCGTGGGACGTTTTACGCCACTACTTTGTACCACAAACTCAACAAAGCGCAAGCACAACTGATCAATGGTCAGCTAGCCAAGACGCGTTTTACCCAGTTGAGCCAGGTATCGTAATGAACGGTGCGGCAAACATCAATTTCCAGTTAACTGCAAATGGTGCGCCAGCGTCTGTATTAGCAAATAGCTTTATTGCTGTTGTTCAACGCGGTATCCTTTGCCAAAACGTTACTACTGTTAAATAGTATTAACCTTATGCGCCTGGCGGGCCTTAATCGCCGCCGCCGACGGTCGGATATTACCGTCAACTTTTTTAATTATTTAATTTTGAAATATGCGTATCAAACGTTTTGAAGCAGTTGAAATTAACGTGCCTAGTGGATCTACACTAACGCGCTTTTATTTCCCTGACTTACCACAATTAAGAAACGCAAAGATCGAGGCAATACAAGTTTATGCCGCTGGATCAATTACAGCAACGCCGCTAACTGGATCTACACCAGTTGCGCTAGCTGATTTGAAAAAGTCAAGTTTAACTTTGTACCAGGGTGATTTACAGTTAATCTACAATATCCCATTGGTTGCACTACAAAATATTAGCGACAGCGCTACTCCTTTTGTATTTGAACTACCAGGAATGAATGATATTGATATTAGCTGGACAAAATCATTTGTATCTTTGCCAACAGCACTAGGCACCACAAACGTGGCGTATAGTTTTGGCGTTTATTACTACTTGTAAAATTTTTATGTTATGGCAGCTTTTAGGCCCGAAATATTTACTATTGATGAAGTCATAAATTTTTATGACGCAGCAGAAGGAAGCGAATATAGAATATTTGCTGGCGTCAACCCGACGCCGCAATATTTGCGATATAATTTTGTAGGCGAGAAAGAAATTGGCCGCCAGGAATTATTAAACGCCTTAACACAGCTTCGCAATAACATAGAAAATTACAACCCGTATTTAATACAAGTTATTAGCGAGGGAAGTACTGGTAGGGGCAAGAAAAAAGAAAGTCCAGTTCTTACCAGTATTTCTTTTCAGCTAAACCGTCCACAGCAACTAATGCCAATGCAATCAATGGCTGGTATCGGTAGCCCTAGGACAGAAATGTTACTGGAAAAGCTAGTTGAACAAAACCAAATGTTAGCTAGTAGAATTGCAGCTATTGAGGCAATGGACGAACTAGAAGAAGAAGAAGAAGAAGAAGCACCAAAAAGCCCAATCGATCAAATGTTAAGCAGCCCGCAAGTTCAGGAAGCATTAATTGCTGGCGTAATGTCTTTAATGTCTGGACTAATGACAAAAGGCGGCGCACCAACAGCAATAGCGGGAATAGACGACGAAGCAGAAGCAGTAGAAATTTTAAGATCATTAATGAGTAAAGGCGTTACAATAGATCATTTGAGAAAATTAAATGAAATGAGCAGCGCCAAATTAAGCTCACTATTATTTATGTTGTAATGGCCAGAAGTAATTTTTTAAAAGACAATAGTAGCCTAATTATTGGCCTAGTAGTGGTTTACTTTGGATATAACAAAGTAATTAAACCAATACTGGAAAGCGTAGGGCTGCAAAAAAGTAGCGAGGAGTTAGAAATTGAGAAGCAGACAAGCAACCCAGGTAGCGCCTGGAACCCTAACTATTGGCGTAAAGGTGGCGCAACGATCATAACAAACGCCAGTGTGAATAGATTTATAGAAACTATCTGGAACGCACCAGGATATTTTAGCGACGATTTCGACGCGGTTTTAGGCGTATTTAAGCAGCTTAAAACAAAAAGCCAGGTAAGTTATCTAGCAGACAAATTTAACCAGGCAAAAGGGAAAGATTTGTTAAGCTGGTTACAGGGCGGCGGGGCTTTAAGTTGGCCCGCGGATCGTTTTAGTGCGGAGCAAGTTAACCAGTTAATTAAATATGTTAACGGTTTAAAAAACTATTAAAATGAAACAAAAGGGCAGTTTATTAATATTACTTTTATTAGCTGGTGTAATTGTTTACGCGGCTACTAAAAAGAAAACTAGAAGGGGATCTATTGAAATTGGCCCACTGGATCCAGGTGAATTTATTACGGATCCAGCAGATTTATTAACCGACGAAGAAAAAGCACTTTTTGAAATATGAAAAACAAAAATTTAATTTTATTACTAGCAGCGGGCGCAGCTTATTGGTACTTTTTTATGTATAAGAAAAAAGAAGCCATAAAAATTGAGCAGCCAGGCTTTACAGATCAACCAGGTGCAAGCGCAGCAGTGGAAATATTGCAACCAGCAATACAAACCGAAAGTTTATCAATTACTGATCAAATAATTGAATTTAGTGAGCCAGCTAGGGTATTACCTTACAAAGAGGATAGCGCTTACCAAAATTATTATGTTCAGCAAATAAGTGGAGTTAAAAAAATGGGCGTACCGTTCACAATTTAATTTTCTTTTCACCTTTAATTAAAAAAAAATGGCCGACTACAAAGTAACAGCGGAGCTAATAAAATACGACGTAAACTTTACAACTTATGATGTAAGCGGTTACGTTACCAGCGATTGCAATAGTATTTTATTTATCAATTATGGATCTAATGCCGTACAGATTGAAAACGTAACATTGCAACAAAATCAAAGTTTACAAATTGAGGGCAACGCTGGTGAATATACAACGCGCCGTTTTTTTGCAAATTTTATCAATTCAGGTGGGTTTAATAACCTAGTAACTGTTAAGAAAAACTACATACAATAATGCCAGCAATAGATTTATCAATATTAAACCAAAGACAGACGCCAGCGTTTTACGCGGACGTTTTCGCCAATAGGCCCGCAGCTGGTTTTGTTGGTAGGATCTTTGTATCAACAGACACTTTCGCTTTTTATCGCGATAACGGTACTGGCTGGGATCTAATTGGTGGCCCAGGTACTGGAACGGTAACTGGATCTGGTGCAGCTGGACAAGTTGCATTTTGGAGTGGAGCCAGTTTGATTTCAGGTGAAAATAATTTGTGGTGGGATAGTGCCAATAATCATTTAGGTATTAACACAAATACACCAGCAACGGCGCTAGATGTAAACCACAATGGTACATTAGTAGCTAAATTTAATAATACAACAACTACAAGCACTTTATTAGCTTTTGAAAATGCTGGTAATGAACAGTGGTGGATAGGTACAGAAAATACAAACAACGACTTTTTATTTTACGACGCTACTAATTTCCCGACGTTATCACTTAGGACGACTTTTAAAACAAGCGGCCAGGTATTAATTGGCGGTGGATCAACTGGCAGCGGTAAATTAGTTGTGGAAAGTGCTACAAGCGACAATGGGATCCAGATAGTAGGTGCAAACGCGCCTAGTTTGCGTATTGATAGCGCTGCAACTGGGCCGACAAAGCGCGCTGGTTTTGGTATTTCAACAGCTGCAAACAATTTTATCCAGGGAAGTGTTGATCGTGATTTTTGCATGTTTAACGGATCCACAACGGCAAGCCCAATTTTATTTGGTATTTACGGCACTACAAACGTCCAGGAAGCGGCTAGAATATCGGCTGCACGAAATTTTCTTTTGGGAACAACGACAGATACGGGCCAAAGGCTTCAAGTTTCTGGTACTGGTTATATTTCTGGAAATTTGGGTTTAGGTACAACAAACGCACAATTTCCATTAGAAATTGTAAACCCAGATACAAGTGCTATTGCAATAGTATCTACAAGAGAAAATGCAACAGGCCCTTCATATTTTGTTGGTAGATGTATTGGGGGAACTATTGCAAGCCCTACTAATCAAGTTGGCCAGGGTGCAATATTTCAAAGTTATGGATATAGAGGTGGAGCATATAGAGAGCATGGACATTTAATATTTAATGGAACTAATGCAACAAGTGGTGGTGGTATTGCTGGAATTTTAAATATATTATTAAGTAGTGATAGTTCAATTACTACACAAATAGCAAGTGCAACAGCAACTTCATTTAACGTGGGTGGTGATTTTTCACAAACAGTATATAGATTTAAAGTTTCAGGAATAAGTCAATTTAGTAATGGTATCGGTAGTTTAACAACAAATATATTAAATACAACAACTGCTGCAAGCGGACTTACGGGTTATGGATTAGCAATAGAAAGTGAAGCAACCGCAGCAACAAGCTATAATTTAATTTGTAGAAATATTGACGGATCAACTGTTTATGGTGGTATTTCAACAGCAAGTGGACAAGTAGGTTTTTGGAGTATAGGTTTTGCGCCTACTGGAACAATAGGTAATAGATTAAGTGTTAGCGGTGCTATGTCTGTTGGAAGTGGTAGCTATTTAACAACAGCGGCGCCTAGTAATGGCGGAATGATACAAGGTAATTTATTAATCGGAAAAACAACAGACGGGGGGCAAAAGTTACAAGTTAATGGAAGTTCAATTTTTAATGTAAATAGTAATGCAGCTTTATTAATTACAAATTCAGGACAAACGCCTATTATTTCATATACGTCTAACGGAGTAACAGACGCAGGAAAAATAAGAGTACAAGAAGCATTTGGCGGTGGTGAAATGATTTTTAGCACAAAAACTACTGGTGGTGTTGATACTGATAGAATAACAATAAAAACAAGTGGAGTTATTAATATACAAAATGTACCAACAAGTTCTGCTGGTTTAGTTAGTGGCGATATTTATAGAACAGGAAACATATTAAATATAGTACCTTAAATAAAAATAACATGAAACAAATACAACCTTTTACATTATGGGTAAACGGCCAACAGCAAACGGCAACCCTTTTTAGCTTAATTATTATTAATGATAATTTAAGCAATAGCGCAACATTTTACTGGCAATTATTAGACGCGGACGCAGTTAAACTTGCAGACGGAAATTTAACAATAGGTGAGCCGCAATACGATCAATGGGGTACATCAAGCGACGTTAACCAGTGGGCATACGAATGGGCCGCAACGCAGCTTAATATCACACTAGCTTAATTAATCTTTAAAATACAAAACCAATGGAAACCAAACAAGCACTTGCAATTTTAAAACAAATTTTAGACGCAGCTAGCAAAAGCGGTTTATTTGAAAACTTAACGGCAGCTATGACAGCGGCCGACGCTTACAATGCAATAGCGCGTGAAATATTAAAAGAAGAAAATGGCGACGGATCTGTTATTTAGTATTATAGTTTTTGTAGCCGCTGGCGGTGGCTTTTATTTCACAACTAAAAACCGTTTAGATAAAATTGAAATAGATTTATCTAAACACAATAATACAAATACTGAAATACTAGATCGTCTGGCGCGCATTGAAACAAAACTTGATTTTGTAACTAAAAAGTAAAAACAATGTTTAAAAACTGGAAAACAAGTTTATTCGGCCTAGGTGCCGTAATTACTGGGGTTGCAACAGTATTAAAAGGCGACGTGCCAACTGGTATAACAGCCATTTTAAGCGGCCTGGGTTTATTTGCAGCAAAAGACAGCGACATTAATTTAAATAACCGTCCATAATGACTAGCCAAACCAAAAAAATATTGGTGGTTACTGTTGTGGCGTTAATCTTATTAAGTAGTACAATGGCAGTAGGAGCAAAGGCTGAGGAATTGATAAAAAGATTTGAAGCCGACGATATTAATAAATATTTAAGGGCCTACATTGATCCAGTGGGAATACCAACTATTGGTTACGGATCAACCTATAATTACGACGCAAAGCGTAAAGTAAGGCTAGGTGATAGTATCACCCAGGAAAAGGCTGTTGAATGGTTAAGGAAGGAAACAAAGTCAATAGTGCCAAAGATTAAAGCACTGGTTAAGGTACCTATTAACCAAAACCAGCTGGATAGTTTAACCAGTTTTGTCTATAACGTAGGTATCGGTGCATTTCAATCTAGCACGCTTTTAAGGTTACTTAATAGCGGCGCACCGAAGGAAGAAGTGGCGGCCCAGTTTGATCGCTGGAATAAAGGCACTGTAAGAGGCGAAAAGGTAGTTTTACCTGGGCTGGTTAGACGTAGAAAAGAAGAAAAAGCGTTATTTTTAGCATAAGAAGCAAGTTGGTTAGATAAATTTCAATGGTCTAGTACAAAAAAGCGGCCTGGTATTTCTATACTGGGCCTTTTTTATGCCCCTACAAAAATAAATTTGGTAGTTTAAACGTTTTTACTATAATTTTACCAAAGACAAACAAAACCCTAATATATGCAACTTAAAACCGACAGTAAGATCCTGGGCGAAATAGCCAGCTTACAACACAAAATTTTGCGCCTAGAAGCATTACGCGCACTATCACCGTACGAACAATGTACATTTTTCTTTTATTCTAGTTCTGGTAAGTTTTTATCGTTAAATGAAAACGATTTACCTTTCGATCTTTGTTTTGAAATAAGGATCCTAATAGACGCGGCCCTGGAACATTACCAGCACGAAATTAAACGACTAGAAAACAGTTTTCAATGCGACGCAAACTAATTAGATTAGCTGCCATAATATTTTTTATTGCAGTAAGCGTGCCAGTATGTATATTAACCTACACTGGCGCCTTTATACTTTTTTACCTATTTAAAATTTATCACTTTTTAAACCCAACAAAATGAACGAGTATTTAAAGGATCTAGCCGACGGCTTTGGATCAATGAACAAAGTAGAAAACAAAAAAAACGAGAAACAACCCGACTACCAGGGCTATTTCAAAGCAGACGGCAAATTATTTGAAATTGCTGGCTGGGTAAAGATTAGCAAAGCTAACAACAAATACCTATCTATTGCAGTAAAGGAATTTACAGAAAAGACAAAAAATAATGATTTATGATTGAGTTAACAGTAAACAATGAAACAACAGTATATTGCGAACTTATTACTATCCAGGACACGCCTTTCATTTTTTTTGCTACACAAAAAAATATCCAAAGTGCAATAAGTTGTGTTTATCCAGTTAGATATTATTCTATTGAAAGTGCTTTAAATGAATTTATCAAATACAAAAAAAAATATAATGAAAATTGATAAAAACGCCCCAGCTTTTCCAGTTATGCCAGTCCAAGATCAATTCGGCCGCCTAGTGGCACCGATACCAGGCTTAACAAAATATGAACACGTTTTATTGCAGATCCTTTGCGCAAAAGAAAGCCAAAACAATCACAGTAAAATAGGACTGTCAACACTTTTAAGAGAGTGTGAAACACTAGCAAACGAGTATTTTTTAACCCTAGAAAAAATAGAAAATGAAAAAGAAGCTAACCCAGTTATTTCAATTAACTAACAACCAGCAAGCTGTACTAGCCCTAATTATTGCAGCTGTATTAACCGCTTTTTTACAAAGGATCTAATGATAGACGGACAAAACAAAATAACCTTAGAAGAAAAACTTGCTGCTAGAAAATTCAAACCTGATTATATCCCCCCACAAAGCCAGGTCGTTTTTACTGTTGAAAATAAACCCATAGGAGTATTACAAAACTTTATTGTGATTTCTGGGCTTCCAAAAACAGCTAAAAGCACTATATTATCGGCCGCAATAGCTAGCGCCTTCCAACCAGGTGAAGTATTTTCAATGAAATTTACTTTTCCAGAAGGAAGGCGCAAAATTGCGTATTTTGATACTGAGAGTAGCGACTATGATTTTTACAGACAAGTTAACAGAATTAAGCAATTTAGCAACAGAACTGATTTACCGCCCTGGTGCGACTGTTTTACAGTGCGCGAGGACGGACCCAGCGAAATAAGGGCCTTAATCGTTAATTATTTAGAAAATAACCCAGATTGCCCGATCGTAATAATTGACGGCCTTTTGGATCTTATTTTTGACTACAATAGCGAAATAGAGAGCCGAAAGCTAGTTAACTGGTTTAAACGTCTAACAAAGGTTTACAACTGTTTATTTGTGGGCGTACTTCACCAGGGCAAAGGCCTGGGCGCCCAGACATTAGGCCACTTAGGATCTAATTGTGATCGCTGGGCTAGTAGTACCTTAGAAATGGTAAAAGACAAAGACAAAAAGACCTTTACATTACAGCCTAGATTTTTAAGAAGTTCGGAAGATTTTGATCCAGTCGTTCTTATGAACATTGGCGGCAACTGGCAGCAAATATCTATTGAAGGTGAAAGCAAAAAGGCTGAAATAAAGCACCCAAAACAATTTACTGAACTAGATCATAAAAATATAATTAACCAGCTTATTTATGGCCCTATTGCGTATAAAGATCTAATAGCAGACATACAAGAACAACACGCAAAAGGTACTAACTGGGCCAAACAATTATGTAAAATATGGATCGATAAAAAATTTATTTACAAAAACGAAGCAAACCTATATGAAAAAAGATACTAAACGCTTTATAGCTTATATGTTAATGAACAAACATTTTAAGCTGGTAAAGAAGGGCGCCAACTGGCGCATAGAATACAACGGCGTTTTATTACAGCCAGACGACATTGAATTTTTAAAGTTAATTGCAAAAAAAAGCGGCCAAAAATTTGACCGCCTGGACAAAACAGTTAACCCTAATTAACCGCTTATTTTCCTTTCGAAACAAAGATAATAAAAAATGGAATATTACACAGCAATTATTTTTTTTGAGGATCACAAAGAAATTACACCAAAAAAATATCGGAATATTAACCGAGTTGAAAATTTTATTGAGTTTGCCCGAAAAGTTGGCGGACATTATGTAAATTTATACGAGAAAAAAACGAAAAAATTTTATTGCCGCGTCTGGTTGAACAATTAAAATAAAGACAGCAACCCAGCACGCCGCCAAAATACCAGCCTAGCGCTGGTTTTTTTGTGCCTGGTATGTATCGCTTAAAAAGTGGTTTAAATTAAAGGTGAAAAGAAAATAATTTAAACTGGTTTAAGTGGTTTAAAATAGGTGGTTTAATTTTTATCTTTGCTAGCCCAGGCGTACGCAAAGATAATAAATTTTAAACTAAAAGTTTAACCAACGCACACTATTTTTAAAAAAAGTTTTTTTGTTTGAAAATCGAACAATTTTTCGTAACTTTGTAAGGTATGGCAGCAAAAAAATGGCTGGCGGCCCTAGTGGGTGCAGCAGCAGTTTACTGGATTTACAGCAAGTATCGCTTTTCCCAGGGCGTTAGCTTTGTAATTTCTAGGGTTGGCCTGGGTGGATCATTTTTAGATCCACAAATCAATATTGAGGTAACAATTTACAACCCAACAGCATTTAGAACAGAATTAAGCAATTTAAGGGCGCAGCTATATTTAGCAAGCGGATTAAAGGTTGCTGATGTGTATTACAACAATAGAACGGTAATTTTAGCCAATAGCCAGGCAGTTTTGCCGCTGGTGGCTGTTACTACCTTAGAAGGTGCAATAACTTCAATTCGTGAACTTATTAGGAGTAAAAAAGCAGATTTTCGCCTGGCTGGTACGGCCCAGGTGGACGGCGTTTTATTACCTTTTGATATAAAATACAGTTTTAATGGTTTCTAGAAGCGCAGTTTTGGAAAAACTGGCGCCTTTTAATAACTTTAAAAAGGTAGTTAGTACGGATCAAACAGTTACCGACATAATCGACGGTATTGTTAGCACACACTATCAATACCAGGACGAATACGACAAAATAAGCCAATATTTTGTTGGTGAAAGTGAACTTGAAACGGCGCGAAATATTTTTAACTTTTTAAAGTCAAACGTACCGTATTACATAGAAAGTAATAACAACCAGACGTTAAGAAGCCCTAGCGCAATAGTTGCGCTACCAGGTGATTGTAAAAGTTACGCGCTGTTTGCAAATGGGGTGCTGGATAGTTTAAACCGTAATGGTATTTTTCAAGTACCCCTAGCGTTTAGATTTGCGGGATATAAAAATAATACCAGGGAGCCGCAGCACGTTTTCGCTGTTATGTACCCAGGAACAAAAAAGGAAATTTGGATCGATCCAGTATTAC